CCAATATGGATTTGGCCGAGAGCTACGTGCCTCAAGGAGACGTTATTGCTACCGAACCGGGGTCTATTGGTGCCATGTCGTTAATGGACCAATTAAAAAAGAGGGAGGGAGATAGAAGAAAGGGAATTCTTCATCTATCGACTCTTCCTCTTGCATCGATGTTACGGGGTGGCTCTGGTAAATGCCAGTGCGATCCTGTAAAACATTTTTTCCTTGATTATTTAGAGTTTAACTCTATTGATCATGGAAAGCTGAGAGAACAGGGTAGCGTGGAAGTTTGTTTCGACCACGCTAACCTAGAGGATGAGTATCTCCCCCGCGCCCTTACTGGCGGAGGGAAAAGACTCAACTTCATCGATTTGCCCGACGGGCAGGCTGTTAATGACCTGCTCTACCGGGGAACTTATTGGTATAGGAGCCTCTGGAAGAAAGGTAAACCGTCTATGACAGTAATCTATATTCTAGAGGCCGCTACTAATAGTGAGGGGAAGATTGAGAATCTTTTGATGTCTAAAACTTCTCCTCAACATTTGTCTCGGGTAAGGAATGCAATCACTAACTGCGATGGTGTGTTGCAAACCTTATCTCTTGCATGGGCCGGTAAATCTGGCCCATGGGAACAATGGTCGTACGTGGATCGTGTTATTTTATTCTTAATAACAGGATTCATGAAAGATTTACACTTTGCAGGGAGATTCGGGTACACCGATTTCTACTCCAAGGTGAAGAAAGCTCGTGGCGCAATTAAATCTTTTATTGCAAAAGAAGTTAAATTGAGCCCATCCGATTTGGGTGAGGATATGTTCCCTTACATTGATTTGTTAGGGTACCTCAACCATCCTTTAGAGACACGAAGGCAAGTTCAAGATCTTGCCATCTTGTCGCAGACTCGTTCGATAGGTTTACCTCCCGTTTCATATCGTGAGGAAGCTTATCAGAAATTCTATAAAAGGGCGATTCAAGAAGAAGAACCACTTAGTGAACTAAGTAGAACCCTTCTTGAAGACGCACTTTACGATGTTTTGTCCGGGCTGACAGATAGAGAAGATTTCTATACTATCGTGGCTCGAGCACAAGTGAATGAGAAAGTATCATTGAGTAATTCTTCTGATCTTCTCAGTCCAAAGTCTGAAGGTGGGAAGATAAATTCATCTTACCATCTTCTACACCAGTCTCTCCCGATCCAAGAATTTAATCTTGAGACGGGCGAGGAGTTGAATTCGTGGATCACCCTCGATATGTTACGCGAGGGAAAATCAACGATAGGTCAGGCGCTCTTTCACCTTTCTTTTAAGAGGTTCGAGTTCGCCAAAAGGAAGGGGGTCAGTTCTGACCCTCTTTTGTTCGTCGTGAAGCCTGTAGCAGTACCAGTGCCTGGAAAGGTACGAATTGCTACTGCCTCACATCCGTTGCATGCGGCATTTTTACAGCCACTTGCTCAAGTAATGAAGCCTGCCCTCAAGCATTTTGAATCTGCTAAGGCCGGCATGTCTAAGCAACATCACATGTGGGAATTCCTGAAAAGGATTAGACCCGAAATGGTTGACGTTGCGTCCGTTCAAAGTAAGCCCAGAAATCGCGAAAACTGGTTTTACTCAGAAGATTGGGAGGCGGCTACAGACAATCAAAGTAGAGAGTCTAGCCACATCTGCATGTTAGCTCTAGGGAGGACACTTGGTGTTCCCTCTAGATATCTAGAGTTGGCTGTGTGGGCCTTAACAGCGCCGCGCATCAACCGAATCGATCCTAAAGAGGGGGTTCGTGACGTACCCTCTCAATTTGTTTCGAAGCGGGGCATTTTACAAGGTGACCCCGTTACGAAAATTGCGTTACAATTTTCTCACATCATCTCTCTTTCTATTGCAAAGAGAATGCTGTTAGAAGCTTCTGCTATCTCCGTTGGTTTTAACGGAGTAAGGGAGGGCGAGCCTTTTAGACAGAGGCCCGCCAAATGGAAAGCACCTAATCCGTTATATGGTACAACGAAATACCAGAAGACGGATAAGGGGAATTTATCAAACCGAACCTTTGAAAGGTCCGGGTCTGTCCAGCTTACCTACCCGATCCTCATTGCGAGGGCGGAGAGGGAAGGAAAAGATCCTAAAGAGCTCATCAAAAATTACTTGAATGAGTTTTTCGGGAAAAGTCAGGATGTCAGTGGGAAAAAGCCAACCCACATGAACATGAAGGAACTGTTAGCAGTGCGTCCGCAGAAGGATTAATTCCAAAAGACGA